CTGCTTGCAGACCATCTAGAAGAGTTAGTAGTAAGACTCCTAAGACTACAGGAGAAATGTCTAACAGAGAAACTCTTAAATTTAAGAGAGCAAAGGTAAGCAAGAAAAGAATAAACTACAATCACAAAAGACGACAAGCAACTGCATAAGTGTTATATTTTATTTAACTACTCTTACTCGTAGTTCATGTCTCCACGCAGAAAATCTTTATCTCTTAGAAAGTCTGACAAGAATCCTACAGGAGGATTGTCTGAAAGTGGGAGAAGAAGAATTAATGCAGCTACAGGTTCAAAGTTGCAACGGCCTGTCACTAAAAAAAGTGGACTGACACCTAGAGAAAAGGCTCGTAAGAAATCCTTTTGTGCAAGAATGTCAGGAGTGAAAGGGGCTATGAAGGATAGTAAGGGCAGACCAACACGCAAGGCTCTTGCATTACGCAAGTGGAATTGCTGATACTTCTAACAACAAATCAAAAAAACTTAGTGCCTGATACGTCAGATAACGCTTTGGAAAACGATTACGAAAAGAAGTAACCCTATTATTAATCTTTATTCAAGGAGTTTAGAATGGCTAACGCCACAGTTTCTAGGCTTGGTCTTGTCAATAATAGTGGTACTAACTTTGATGAATTATTTTTAAAGGTATTCAGTGGCGAGGTGCTAACTGCGTTCTCAAGAAACAATATCTTTAACGAGCAACTTCATTCAGTTCGTACTATTACATCAGGCAAGAGTGCAAGCTTTCCAGTTTTAGGTGCAGCTACCGCAGCTTATCACAGCGTAGGTACTCCCTTAGTTGGAGCAAACCAAATCAAAGCTAACGAAAAGATTATTCTTATAGATGATCTTTTAGTAGCACAAGCATTTGTGGCTCAAATTGACGAGCTTAAGAATCACTATGATGTGAGATCAACTTATGCTGATGAACTTGGTAAGGCTCTCGCAAAGCAATACGATTTAAACGTAGCCAAGCAAATAGCTAATGCTTCCAGAGCATCTTCTACTCTTAGTGGTGGTAATGGTGGTATTGTATCTACTCTTGCTTCTGGTAACACAACTTCTGCTGCTGTATCAGGTGATGAACTAGCTGGTGCTATCTACGACATTGCACAGACAATGGACGAGAGAGACATACCACAGACAGATCGTTTCTGTGTTCTTCCTCCTGCTGAGTATTACAAGCTTGCTGAGTCTGCTACAAGAACTGTAGATGTTGACTTCAACCCTCAAGGTAATGGTTCGTTTGCTTCTGGTAAGGTACAACAAGTTGCTGGCATACCAATAATGATGTCAAACAACGTACCTCAGAGTAACGTATCTTCTAACCCAAGTGGTGCAAACAACACTTACTCAGGTGACGATAGTAAAACTATTGGTCTTGTCTTCCACAAGTCTGCTGTTGGTACAGTAAAACTAATGGATATGACAACTGAGATCTCTGGTTCTGACTACGGAATTATGTATCAGGGTACATTAATGGTTGCTAAGTATGCTCTTGGTCATGGAATCCTAAGACCAGAATGTGCAGCTACTATTAAGCTATCTGCTTCTTAATTTCAATTTATAGGGTATCTTATTATTAGATACCCTTTTTTTATACCCATGTATCATTCATCAAAGAAAAAAAAGAAAAAGAAAAAAGGTGGGAGGGATTCACTTAAAATAAAAAAGTACTAAACAATGGCTGTAGCTGCAACCACTGAGCTTGAAGCAATCAACATAATGTTGGCTGCTATTGCTGAAGCTCCAATAAATAGTTTGACAGGCACACTTCCAGTAGATGCTGTCACTGCTAGATCAACTCTTGCTGAATTTAACAAAGAGATTCAATCAGAAGGTTGGTCTTTTAATACTGAGACAGATGTAACTCTTACAAGAGATGGGTCAAACCAGATAAGCTTGCCAGCAAATGTATTAAGAGTAGATGCAAATATACATCAACACCCAACTATTGACCCTATCCAACGTGGATTGAAGCTATACGATAGACAGAACAATAAGTATGAGTTTGATGAAGATTTGATTTGCACTGTTGTTTATTTTAGAGACTTTGATGAAATACCAGAACAGGCAAGAAGATATATCAACATCAAAGCTGCAAGAGTTTTTGTTGACAGATTAGTAGGAGATCAAGGACTAAGAACATACACACAGGAAGATGAAGTTAGAGCAAGAACTATACTTACAGAAACAGATTATGCAAATGCAGATCACAACTTACTAAGAGGTGATCCTTCTCTTACCAGTATCTTTGATACTTACAATCCTTCCAGTGCTTTAATTAGATAGCCATGCCTGTTATATCAAGAGCTATACCTACATTATTGAGAGGTATATCACAATCTTCTGATGCTTTGAAGCAACCAGATCATGCTGATATACAAGACAATGCTGATAGTAACCCTGTTCTTGGTCTTACAAAACGCAGTGGCTTTCAGTTTGTAACAGCATTACAATCTTCAACTCTTGGTAATGTTCACATACAAACTATAAATAGAGACTTAAACGAAAGATATGTCGCAGTATTCAGCAATGGCAATGTAAGAGTATTTGAATTAGATGGTACTGAACTGACAGTAAACAAGCCTGATGGTACTGCCTACTTAAATACTTCAAGCCCTAGAAGTGTAATGAAGACAGTTACTATTGCTGACTTTACTTTTGTTGTTAATACCAGTATCACAGCAGCTATGGACTCTACACTTAGCGGTGGCACTGGTACAAAAGCGATTATATTTATTAACCAAGCAACAGCAGATACGACCTATTCTGTAACGATTGATGGGGTAACAGTTACAGATAACACTGCTGGCGATTCTACTCTTAGCACAGATACAATAGCTGCTGATATAAAATCTGGCCTTGATTCTGGTTTATCTGGTTTTACTATTGCTAGAAATGGTCCTGTTTTATATGTAAGAAAGAATGATAATTCTAATTTTTCTATAGATGGTAGTGATACACAAGGCGATACAAAGATGACAATAATAAAAGATTCAGTACAAAGATTTACTGACTTGCCTACTGTCTCTCCTAATGGTTATGTCGTAGAGATAAAAGGAGATGACGATACAAACTTTGATAACTACTACGTTAAGTTTGTTACTAATAATGGTGGTGCATTTGAAGAAGGACAATGGGAAGAAACTGTGCAAGCTGGCATACCTTTTAAATTTGACTATGCAACAATGCCACACGTTCTTATACGTCAGGCAGATGGTAATTTTAGATTTGCAAGGGTAGATGGAGATACATATACAGCAGCAGGTGTATCGTTTACTCTTCCTAAATGGGGAGAAAGAACTGTTGGTGATGTTATATCTGCACCTGACCCTTCTTTTATTGGTAATAAAATTAATAACGTATTCTTCTTTAGAAACAGACTTGGGTTTCTTGCAGGTGATAATGTAATTCTTTCAAGAGTATCAGAGTTTTTTAACTTTTTTCCTGAGACAGTTGTATCTGTTTTAGATAATGAACCGATAGACGTAGCTGCTTCTCATACAAAAGTTGCGATACTAAAAAGTGCAGTAACTATGGGAGAAAAACTTATTTTATTCTCTGAACAAACGCAGTTTGTGTTGACCAGTTCAGCAGATAACCTTACTCCTAAAACAGCTAACGTGATAGTTGTAACTGAATTTGAAAGTAGTGCAGCAGCACAGCCTGTAGGTTCTGGTTCTTCTATTTACTTCTTAACTCAAAAAGGTTCTTTTGCAGGTATAAGAGAATATATTTTGCAAGGAGAATCACAGATAAGAGATGCAGCAAACGTCACTATTCATGTACCAAGACTCATACCAAGTAATGTATTTAAGATGGCTGTATCTACCAACCAAGATATTCTTGTAGTCTTGGGTTCAGACAATGCCAATAAATTATATGTATATAGATGGTTATATGGAGAAGGTGGACAAAAGGCTTTGAGTGCTTGGTTTACCTACAGCATCAATACAAACAGGTCTATATTAAATGTTGATTTTATTGGCACAGATTTGTTTGCTGTTATAGAAGAAGCTAATAAAGTAACCCTAGAAAAAATACCATTTGAAACTGAATTTAGAGAAACTAATGCTAGTTTTGAATATCATCTTGACCATAAAGTAACTGAAGCGACTACAGGAG